CTTGTATCTGACCAACGTGCTGCTGACTTAAAAGACACACAAGGCCGATTAGAATTAGCAGGACAATATCTTAAAGGTGCTACAGACGATGCAGGGTTGTACTCTGCTGTTGAAGCCGCAGGTCTTCCTCAAGAAGCTAAAATGCAAGCCTATGCAGTATTAAAATCTAATTTACCTTTTCAACAAAAACAAGCTAAACTTGGTGCTATGGGTCAAACTATTGACCAAGACTTAAAAGCACAATCTTTAGCTTTAGATGCTATAAATAAACAATCTGCTATTCAAAACAGAGTGGATGATAATCTTAGAGCAGATAGAAAAGAAGCTGCGGATATATTAAAACTTAAAGTAGATACAGGTTTTTTTGCAGATACTCCTGAAGGTAAAGTTGCTTTATCTAAAGAAATGGCTGCTATTACTAGTAAACCTACTACAGCAGCCCTTGTTCCTTCTGCTGTTACAGCAAAACCGTCTACAACACCTGCTTCTGAACAATCTGCTGAAGATTGGGCAAAAGCTAACAGTATTCCTGTAAGTCCTCGTGGCGGTACTAGAGATACTCAAGGTCAGGCTGACCAAGTAGCTGAGTGGTATAAAGGCGGTATGAAGGGTCCTCGTCCTGCTGAACCAGGTACAAGTAAACACGAAAAAGGAAATGCTATTGATGTTCCTGAAACAGGGCGTACTCCTGAGAATCGTGCTAAACTAGAAACTGCAGGTTTTACTAATCCTGTAAAAGGCGAGCCTTGGCACTTTGAAAGAGAAACACCTAAAGCTGCTCCTGCTCCCTCTGAAGCTTCTAAAAAAGCAGCAGAAGAGATGGTCTTGCCTACGGCAGGTCCTGACGGTTCTGTAGCAACAGCAGGTTCTCCTAAAGCAATTAGCCGTAAAGGAGCAGGCCAAGCAGGGGCAACTAATTCAAGACTTGCTTGGGGTATTCAAGAATCGGCTCTACAAACAATAGGAGATTTAACTAGTATTGCTACTCTTCCTTCAGGTGCTAACTTAGGAGCTTTAGCAGGATTAGCAGGTAAATCAGGAACAGGTTTTACAAGTTCATTATCAGGAATTACAGCACGTAAATTAAGCACAGATGAACAACGTGTATTTCAGCAACGTGTAGCAGGATTTGAAACTAATATAGCTAAAGCATTAGGTGGTGGCTATGCTCAAAGTAGTACCAAAGCTATTATGGATAATTACCATCAACAAATTGCCCAAGAAGGAGATAGTCCTCTTATTATGGCTTCTTTCTTATCACGTGCTAAACAAGAACTTACACTTCTTAATAAAGCTTTTAAAGCACATCCTGGAGCTAATGCAGGAGAAATTAAAAACTTAGATGAGGCACTTGCTGGTTTAAATAAAATTATAACTTGGTCTAATGATGATATTGATAAAGCATTAAAAACAACAGGTCATCCTACTATATCTGAAATGGGTTCTAAACTTACAAGCACAGCAAAAACTTCAACTGCGGCTGCTGACGAAGCTGCTAAAGCAGGGTTTTAATAATGGCTTATGCTAACCTTTCTGAAGCTGTAAAAAGCAGTGCTTTTGAAACACTGTCTCCTGAAGCTAAACAAGTTGTTTTTGATAAATATTCAAAAAATGATACAGCTTATAGTGGTTTATCTGCAGAAGCTAAACAACATGTTCAAGATACTTATTTAGGTAAAAAAGAAGTCCCTACAACTTCTGAAAAAGGAATGATTGACAAAGGTACTGAAGCTGTATTTGGAGAAGGGCCTAAAGCTTCTATGCCTGTCACAGAACGTCTTAAACGTGTAGGTGAAGCAGGTGTTGCAGGTATGGGTGCTGGCGGTCTTATTGGAGGCGGTGTAGGTGCTTTAGCAGGCGGTGTAGGTGCTGTTCCTGGAGCAGCCACAGGAGCAATGATTGGCGGTGTTGGCGGTGTTCTTGGAGAAATAGGAGAACAAGCTACTTCTGCTTTAGGTGGTGGTAGATTACTACAAGTTGTTACTGGTTTAACTGCTAGTGCGCCTGCCGAGGCTTTTTCAAAGTCTATACCAGCTATAATGAAAAATTTAGCACCAACTAAACTTAAATATTTATTAAGTGGATTAGAAAGCCCTGAAACTGCTGCTAAGAAAATTGCTACAGTAGCTGCAGGACAAGAAAAGCAATTTGGACCTAAAACTTCTGGTTATGTAGCAGGACAAGACTTAGGACAAAATGCCGCAGAAACACAAGCACGTTTACAACAAGAACATAAATTTGGAGAGCCTCGTGGTTTTGCTCCTTCAGGGGTTACAACGCAAGAATCTGTAATTCCTAGTACTGCTTTATCTACAGGTAAGGAAGATTTTGGTGTTCTTGGTGCTCCTAAACGTGCTCAAGGTTATTCTGAAAAATTAGAACCTATTCCAGGCAGAGAAGCTAAGATTGACCCTAAAACAGGACAACCTCAAAAGGTTTCTGAAGTTCTTCGTAATGAAATGTATCAAGAAGTAGGTAACGTTACTGTTAAAAATCCTTCTCAACGTTTCTCTTCAAGTGAACAATTTAAAGCATTATCTGCTAAGCTTGATGAGCACGTAGCTGAGGGTACAATTAGTAAAGCAGATAAAAATCATCTTCTTACTATTTTAAAATCAGACCAAGGTGCTGTAGGTTCTCAGCAACGTTATGGTCAAACTGTTGATAATCAAATTCGTAGTTGGGCAGGTAAACCAGGAGCAGAGGGTAAAACTGCTTTAACACAACAACAACGTAATGCTGTTCGTAATGACCTTAGAGATACTTTTGCTGAATGGACAGACAAACAAGGTTTTGGTAAAATAGAAAAAGACTATCGCTCTGCTTTTACACAAGAGAAGATTGCTGAAGCTAAAGACTATGTTCCAAGATTAATTTCTCGTTTTGATGGAAAACCAGAAGCTACGCAATTTGCTCGTCAAATGATTAATGATATACCAGAATCTAAACAATTATTGCAAAAAGAACTTAATACTTATTTTGCTAATTTAGAACCAAAACAAATACCTTCAGAGTTTAATCGTGTTGAAAAACTATTAGTTGATACTGATATTCTAAAACCTGAAGAATTAAATATTTTAAGACAACAGGTAGCCGATATTGAAAAAGGCGGAAACCCTGAAGCTATTGGTAAAAGAATGAAGCGTATTTTGGATAAACAATTAAAAGTTAAACTACCAACACAAGCTGCTCGTTCTGCTATAATGGGACAAACAACAGATAATCAAAACCAATGAAAATACTAATTATAGACCCATCAGGTTGTGGTTGTGGTTTGTCCTTTGGACTACGCAGTATGGATGCAGGACATGATGTCAAGCTATTCCTTAGACACAACAAAGATGGCTCACGAGCAGAAGTAGGTGATGGTGGTCTAATCAAACGAGTTTCTGATTGGGAAAGTCACATGAAGTGGGCTGACTTAATCTTTGTTACAGATAACATTTATTACATTCATGGATTAGAGCGTTATCGTGACCAAGGCTTCCCTATCTTCGGTGCTAACTTAGCAGGTACTCGTTGGGAACAAGAACGTGACTATGGCGAACAGATTCTTAACAAAGCTGGTGTAGAAACTATTCCTAGTCAAACCTTTGACAACTATGACGACGCTATCGCTTATGTTAAAGAAAACCCTAGACGCTTTGTGTCTAAGCCTATTGGTGATGGAGATAAGACTTTATCCTATGTAGCTAAGTCTGCTGCTGATATGACTTATATGCTTGGCTATTGGAAGAAAAAGAAGTCCTTTAAAGGTAAGTTTATCCTTCAAGAGTTTCGGCCAGGCATTGAGTTTGGTGTCGGTGGTTGGTTCGGTGCTTGTGGTTTCTCTAAATACTTCTGTGAGTCTTGGGAACATAAGAAGCTAATGGATGGTGAACTAGGTGTCACTACTGGAGAACAAGGTACTATTGTTCGCTACACTAAATACTCTAAGTTAGCTAATGAGATGCTAAAGCCATTAGAAGACATGCTTCATGGTATTGGCTACACAGGCTACATCGACGTTAACTGTATCGTCGACAAGAATGGTAAAGCATGGCCTTTAGAGTTTACTACTCGTCCTGGTTGGCCTTTATTTAACATTCAAATGTCTTTACATCGTGGTGACCCTGCTCAATGGATGTTAGACCTTATAGATGGTAAAGACACTTTAAGAGTATCAGACAAGATTGCTTGTGGTGTTGTAGTTACTATTCCTGATTATCCTTATAGTCGTTTAACTAAGAAAGAGAACTCTGGTTATCCTATATGGGGATTGACAATGGAAGACGCAATTAATGATGTGCATCTTTGTGAAGTTCAGTGGGGCAAAGGCCCTGCAATGATTGATGGAGACCTTAAAGAAAATGTACCTATGTTTGTTACTGCTGGTGACTATGTATGTACTGTTGTAGGCTTAGGTGACTCTATAGAGAAAGCTCGTGATTCTGTCTACGGTAAGATTAAGAAGAAGATTGAGATTCCAAATAGTATTGCTTATCGGACGGACATTGGTGAGAAGGTTCAGAAGTGTCTTGATGACTTGCAAGGATGTGGTTACGCTACTGAAGTAGAGGATGGTCGATAATGGCTGTTCAACTACCTCCAATACCACAAGACCAAATTGGTGAAAATCATCCTTGGCGTGATTGGTTTCGTAACTTAGGTAACTACATCCAAGCTGCTCAAGGTGGTGGTGTAGTGTGGACTATTGCTCAAGGTGGTACTGGTTCGTCAACTGCCGTAGGTGCTAGGTCTAACCTTGGTATTGGTTCTATGGGTGTACAGAATAGCGATAACGTAGCTATCACTGGTGGTACTGCTTCTGGTGTAGCTATCACTGGTGGTACTGCTTCTGGTGTAGGTATCACTGGTGGTACTGCTTCTGGTGTAGGTATCACTGGTGGTACTGCTTCTGGTGTAGGTATCACTGGTGGTACTGCTTCTGGTGTAGGTATCACTGGTGGTACTGCTTCTGGTGTAGGTATCACTGGTGGTACTGCTTCTGGTGTAGG